CTCGCACCGCCGAGTGGCAACTTTGTCCCCTTTGCTGACCTGACCGAAGATCAGGTTTTGGGTTGGGTCTGGGCGGCGGTAGACAAGGCTGCGGTGGAAGGCCGCGCTGCCCGCGAAGCCATCGAACTGGAACGTAAACTCGCCATCCTGGAAAGGGACGGCAAAAAGCCAAGCGCAGTGCCGATGGGCACGCCTTGGGGTTGATGTTTCTTTAATACAACAGTACAGTTTTACCCGTACTGGCCCGGTTGACCAGGCTCCGTAAGGAATGATATGAGCGACGAAAACCAACTCCCCGAAGTTGTAGCGGCAGAAGCCGCGCCGGAACCGGAAGTCACGGCGACCCCGGAACCCGAAGTTAAGGCTGAAGAAGCCCCAAAGCCGGAGGAAAAGCCCGCTAACAAGACCTTTTCCCAAGAGGAACTGGACGCGGTAGTGGGCAAGAGGCTTGCGAAGGAACGTCGCAAGTGGGAACGAGAGCAGACACTGAAGGCGCAGACGGTCGATAAGCCCGCCGCACCGGCAGAGTTGCCTGACAGGGAATCAGACCCCGATGCTTACGCGGAAGCCCTAGCGACCCGTAAGGCCGAGGAACTCCTTGCCAAGCGCGAAGCCGAGCGCCAACAGTACGAACTCTTGAGTGCTTATCACGAGCGCGAAGAGGCAGCACGGGAAAAGTACGATGACTTCGAGCAAGTCGCGTACAACCAGAACCTGCCGATTACGACCGTGATGGCACAGACGATACAGGCATCGGATGTTGGCCCTGACGTAGCGTACTACTTAGGTTCCAACCCTCGCGAGGCTGATCGTATTTCCCGCTTATCGCCGTATCTGCAAGCCAAAGAGATCGGCAAAATTGAGGCCAAACTTGTGGACAATCCGCCGGTCAAGAAGTCAACCAACGCTCCGCCTCCCATCAAGCCGGTAACGGCCAAAGGGTCTAGCGGTGGCGGTTACGAAACCACCGACCCTCGCTCCATATCGAGCATGAGTACGTCGGAATGGATCGAAGCCGAACGCCGTCGCCAGATCAAGCAGTGGGAAGCGCAGCACCGTCGTTAACACTATTTTGGAGTAATTTTCGTGGCTAATAATATTCTTACCATTGACATGATTACGAGGAAGGCTCTCGAAATCCTTGAGAACAGCCTCGTACTCACCCGTAACGTCAATCGTCAGTACGACGATTCCTTTGCCGTGCAGGGCGCCAAAATCGGCACCACGCTGCGTATCCGCTTGCCGGACCGCGCTCTTGTGACCGATGGCGCTGCCCTCCAGGTGCAGGACGACAACGAGCAGTTCACCACGCTGACCGTCGCTTCGCAGAAGCACATCGGTGTGAACTTCACGACTGCCGAAATGACCATGCAGTTGGACGACTTCGCCGAGCGTGTTCTCAAGCCGCGTATCTCGCAGCTTGCGGCCAGCATCGACGCGGACGTTGCCAACTCGTTCCAAGGCATCTTCCAGTCGGTCGGCACCCCCGGCACCACGCCGTCCACGACCTCGGTTCTGCTTGCTGCTAACCAGAAGCTGAACGAGGCCGCTGCGGTGATGTCGCCGCGTTATGTCACCGTGAACCCGGCTGCGAACGCCGCGCTCATCGAGGGCATGAAGGGGCTCTTTAACCCGGTCAGCACCATCTCGTCGCAGTTCAAGAACGGTATGTTCGGCGAAGGCATCCTCGGCTTTAACGAGCTGAATATGTCGCAGTCGATCAAGCAGTTCACGACTGGCACCCGCACGGGCTCGCACACCGTCACCACGACGGTTTCGACTCAGGGCGCGACCAGCATTGCCATTACCGGCACTGGCACCCAGACCATCAAGAAGGGTGACGTGTTCACGGTTGCTGACTGCTTTGCGGTGAACCCGCAGACCCGCGAGTCCACTGGCTCGTTGCAGCAGTTCGTGGCAACCGCTGATGCGACGGCTGTGGCCGGTGCGTACACGGTCAACGTCAGCCCGGCGATCTACACCTCAAGCCATGCGCTTGCCACGGTGGATTCGTTCCCGGTTGCTGGTAAGGCTGTGACGTTCCTTGGCTCTGCCTCGACGCAGTACCCGCAGAACCTCGTGTACCACCGCGATGCGATTGCCTTCGCCACGGCAGACCTCCTCATGCCGCAGGGCGTTGACATGGCTTCGCGCCAGGTCCACAACGGTATCTCCATGCGCGTTGTTCGTCAGTACGACATCAACAACGACCGTATGCCGTGCCGTATCGACGTGCTGTATGGCTACTCGGTGATCCGTCCGCAGATGGCTGTCCGGCTCTGGGGTTGATGCCATGAGTTACGTACTCGGCAACCTCCCCAAGCAGGCGCTTCTCAGCATTACGCTGTCGCCTTCCGCCGTGTCCGCGAACACCTCTGCAGAGCAGACGTTCACGGTCAACGGTCTGGAGGCGGGGGATCACGTCGCCGTCAACAAGCCGAGCGCCCAAGCGGGCCTCGGTATTGTTGGGGCGCGTGTTTCCGCAGCGAATACGCTGGCGATTACCTTTGGCAACTTCACGGGTAGTTCGATTACCCCGACGGCGAGCGAGGTCTACAAAGTCCTCTTGAGCCGACCGGATAGAACTATTACCGACGGCATTATCTAATTTAGGAGTATTGAATCATGCCTCTTCCGAATGGCGCTGGTGGATACCAGTTTAATGACGGTAACGTCGGCGAAGCCCTGCTTTTCTCGCAGGACGCACCGACCGCTCTGACTGCTGGAGCGACTGCTACGGCGGCTCAACTTGCTAACGGTCTTTTCACCTTCAACGGCACGGCGGGCAACCTCACGCTGCCGACGGTGGCGGACCTTGAGGCGGGCATCTCGTCTGCAACCAAGACCAACGCGGCTTTCGACTTCTACGTCGTGAACATCGACGCGGGTGCGGATGCCATCACCGTGGCTGTTGGCACGGGTTGGACGCTCGTAGGTGCGGGCGCTGTGGCGGCGGGTTCTTCGGGTCACTTCCGTGCCCGCAAGACCGGCGACAGCTCTTGGACTTGCTACCGCGTAAGCTAATACTGCATGGCCGTCATCTACCTACGACACGAGCGTCACGGTACGAAAGTAGCGTGTTCGTGGCACGAGGCTAGAGACGACATGGAGTGGGGTTGGGAGGAATATAATCCGAACGACCCTGATGAAATGGAAACTCCGGCGCCTTCAGAAATGGAGGCGTCGGAGAATTCCGGTAATGCGTTGAGAGCGACTAAGCGCCGACGCAAGGAGTAGAAGATGGCGACTACCGCTGCAGACCAGATCAACGGGGCGCTGCGTTTGATCGGGGTACTGGCAGAAGCCGAAGCCCCTTCGGCAGCGATGGCGCAAGATGCCCTGACGGCGCTCAATCAGATGATTGATTCGTGGAACACGGAGCGTCTTGCCGTGTTTTCCACCATCGACCAGGTATTCAACTGGCCACCTAGCACCCGCATCCGCACCCTTGGCCCGACCGGCGATTTCGTAGGTCAGCGTCCGGTGCAGTTGGACGATGCGACGTATTTCCGCGATGCCTCGACGAACGTGTCGTATGGCATCAAGATGATTAACCAAGAGCAGTACAACAACATCGCGGTCAAGACGGTCACGTCTACCTACCCGCAGGTGCTGTGGTACAACGCGACCTATCCCGACATCGAAATCTACGTCTACCCCGTGCCGTCACGAGTGTTGGAGTTCCATTTCGTATCGGTTGAGAAGTTGACTGAACCTGCGACCCTGCAGACGGTGTTGGCGTTCCCGCCGGGCTACCTGCGTGCGTTTCGCTACAACCTTGCCTGCGAACTTGCGCCGGAATACGGCGTCGAGCCTTCGCCGCAAGTGCGCCGTATTGCGATGTACAGCAAACGCGATCTGAAGCGCATCAATAACCCGGATGACGTGATGGCAATGCCAGCGGCGCTAATGGTCAATCGTCCGCGCTTCAACATCTACACGGGCAACTTCTAATGAAGTCTCCGATTCTGGGTAGCAGCTACGTTATTCGTAGCGTCAACGCTGCCGACAATCGGATGGTGAACTTGTACCCCGAAGTGATTGCGGAGGGTGGCAAGGAGCCTGCGTATCTGCAGCGATGCCCCGGCTACACGCTACGCGCAACGGTCGGCAACGGCCCGATTCGCGGACTGTGGACGCTTGGCAATTATTTGTACGTGGTTTCCGGTGACGGCTTCTATCGACTTGATGCGTCGTTTCTTGGTCAAACCACGGGCTTTTTGGAACTTGAGGACGGCAGTTTTATTCTGCTGGAAGATAGCAGCAAGATCGTCCTTGAGACAGGCAGTGCGTATGTCGGCTACGTTAGCGGCACTGGCCCGGTATCAATGGCCGATAACGGCACGCAGATATTCATTGCTGCAAACCCTGATGGGTACATCTACAACAGCAATACGTTGCAGTTCGCGCAGATTACCGACGAGGACTTCCCCGGCGCGGTAACGGTTGGTTATCTTGACGGCTATTTCGTTTTCAACGAACCCAACAGTCAGCGCGTATGGGTCACCGCGTTGCTTGATGGCACGTCAATCGACCCGCTTGACTTTGCTTCTGCCGAAGGCTCGCCCGACGGCTTGGTGTCGCTCATCATCGACCACCGCGAAGCGTGGCTCTTTGGCACGAACAGCGTTGAGGTCTGGTACAACAGCGGCGAAGCAGACTTCCCGCTCTCGCGCATCCAAGGCGCCTTCAACGAGATCGGCTGTATCGCGCCCTACTCCGTCGCCAAGATGGACAACAGCGTGTTTTGGCTTGGCGCTGACGCTCGCGGTCAGGGCATCGTGTATCGAGCGCAGGGCTACCAAGGCCAACGCATTTCGACGCACGCCGTAGAGTTTGCGATTCAGCAGTACGACAACTTGGCGGATGCGGTGGGATACACCTACCAGCAGGACGGCCATACGTTCTACGTACTGAACTTTACGGACGCCGATACAACGTGGGTGTACGACGCTGCGACAGGTTCGTGGCACGAGCGTGCGGCCTTTAGTCGTGGCGACTTCAAGCGTCACCGTGGCAACTGCCATTCCCGCTTTGACGGCGAACCGATTATCGGCGATTACGAAAACGGCAATCTGTACGCCTTTAGCCTAGATGTGTTTTCGGATAACGGCGCGACACAAAAGTGGCTGCGTTCGTGGCGTGCGCTGCCGACGGGACAGAACAACCTCAAACGCTCGACGCATCACTCGCTGCAGATCGACTGCGAGACAGGCGTGGGCTTGGACGGCTACGACCCGTTCGACCCGCCCGATAAGATTGCTACGCAAACGTCGATTCCGATTAACACCGAAACGGGTGATCCGCAGATTGTTGCCGCGCTTGGCACGCAAGTGCCCGAAGACATTGATACCGAAAGCGGCTTGCACACCCTTGGCGTTACCGAAGATGCGGGCCTAAACCTTGTCATCGAGCGACCGGCAAGCAGCATCAAAGTGGGCGCGAACCCGCAGTTGATGATGCGCTGGTCAGACGATGGCGGTCATACGTGGACGGAGATTCGCTCAACGTCGATGGGACGCATCGGTCGCTACGGCACCCGCGCTATCTTCCGTCGCCTTGGCATGACGACAAAACTGCGTGACCGCGTGTACGAGATCAGCGGCACCGATCCCGTCAAGGTCGCCATCATGGGCGCAGAACTCACTATCAGCGCGACGAGTGCGTAATGGCAAACATTACGAACATCCCTGCACCTCGCGTTCCGTTTATTGACGAGCGGACGGGCCTGATTTCGCGTGAGTGGTTCCGTTTCCTGAACAACCAGTTTGTGCTGACGGGCAGCGGCACGACCGCGACTAGCATCTCCGACCTTGAAGTCGGCCTTGGCCTGTCGCCCGATACGGATGATGTAACGGCAGTGCTGCAATCAGAACTGCAGGCGCTGAACTTGCATCCGCCGCCGGAGCAGCGCGTTTTTGCTGACTACGGGATGTTTTACGACACCACGACGCAAGCGCCCGCCGCTATCAATACGGCATATCCGGTGACGTTTAACACGACTGCTTACTCTCGCGGCACCCGTCGAGGCACGACAACCTCGCAAATCTTTTGCAACAACGCGGGGCTTTACAACTTTCAGTTTTCAATTCAGTTCGACAAAACCTCTGGCGGCGACTCGCTCGCATATATATGGTTTCGCCGAAACGGCGTAGACATTGCTGACTCTGCCTCGCAGATTCGCATTAAAGGCAACAACGCCGAAATCTTCGCTGCCGCTAATATTTTTCAAGAAATGTCTAACGGCGACTACGTTCAGTTAATGTGGTCGGCAGACGACCTTGATATTCGTATGCTTTATGACGCGGCGGCAGCGCCGCATCCGGCTGTTCCGTCCGTAATCCTTACTGTGAACCAGGTGAGTTTATGACCGTATACCTTTCAGCGTTCGCAGGCGCGGGCGCACAGTTTTTCAACGACGACAACGAAGTGTTGTCGGGCGGAAAAATCTATACCTACGAAGCTGGCACCTCTAGCGCCAAACCGACCTACACGAGCGCAACGGGCACGACGGCAAACCCCAATCCCATCATCTTGGATTCGGGCGGACGGTTGCCAGAGGATATGTGGCTCTTGGCGGGCAGCATCTACCGCTTTGTCCTAACCGATCAGGACGATGTGCAGATTGGCTCCTACGACAACATCCCCGGCATCAACGACGGGTCGGTGCTGTCGGTGCCGTTCTCGTCAATTACCGCCAAGCCCACGACCCTTGCGGGCTACGGTATATCGGATTCGATTACAGCGGCGACAGCGGCTGCGACCTACGCGCCGATTGCCTCGCCGACCTTTACCGGCACGCCGCAGATTCCCGATAACGCTTCAAGCAGCACGAATTACCCGGTCGGCTATCGAGAGGCGCCGCGTAACGCGCAGACGGGCAACTACACGCTTGTCCTCGCAGATCGCGGCAAGTCGGTCGTGATGGGCGATGGCACGGCGACCGCGCTCACGGCAACGATTCCGGCTAACAGCGCCGTAGCGTTCCCCATCGGCACCGTTATCATCTTTGTTAACCTCAACACCGTCGGCCTCTCGATTGCGATTACGACCGACACGCTGACGCTGGCGAATAGCACGACGACCGGCACCCGTACCTTGGCGCGTAATGGCCTTGCCACCTGCGTCAAGATCAATACGACCTCGTGGCTGATCAGCGGGGCGGGCCTTACCTAATGGGCGGCGCTACGCTCGCAGCGGCTATTGCAGGCACGACCGGCGGGGCTGGGGCGGGCGTCTTTGACCTATCCGAAGGCGTGGGCACTATCAGCATCCCGTCGGGCTTTACCTCGCTGACCATCGAAGTGTGGGGCGGGGGAGGTGGCGGTGGCTTTGGCACCGTGACCTATGCCGGATACCCTGAGTTTGAGCCGCAGGACGCGCCGGGAGGCGGCGGAGGCGGTGGCGCTTATAGCAAGACCATCGTGGCGATTGGCGGCGGCGATGCCACCAAAACCATTGCCTATAGCGTCGGCGCAGGAGGCGCAGGAGGCGTTCTCGGCAACCCCGTGGGGTACGCAGGGGGTACGTCCTCCGCGTCGTCTGGGACGTTTACCATCGACGAGATGATCTGCACGGGCGGTAACGGCGGCTACGGTGGCCTCGGAGTCAACGGCGGTCGGCAAGGCACGGGCGGTACGGCGACGGGCGGTAATACGACCAACACCAACGGCAACGGCGGGGCGGTCTACGACCAGTCGGGTGCAACGGCGATTGCGGGCGTAAACTCGCTGACGGGTGGCGCAGGCGGTAACGGCGGCGACCCCGAAGTCGGCGGCAGCAACGGCGTAGCCGGGTCAAAGGGTCGGATCAGATTCGTATTCAGTTGAGGTCAACATGGCAGTTCAAGTCAAAGTCCTGATCCCGGCCAAGATTGCGGAGTCCTCGCAGACGACGCAGTACACCGCGACCAATGTGACGACCATCATCGACAAGTTCACGGCGACGAACTACGACACGTCCGCCCGGACGATCTCGGTGAACCTCGTGACAAGCCTCGATACGGCAGGCAACAACAACCTGATCGTCAAGACCAAGACCCTGCTGCCTTCGGAAACCTATACGTTTCCCGAAATAGTCGGGCAGGTACTCGCGCCGGGTGGATATATCTCAACGATTGCCTCGGCGGCGACGGCGATCAACATTCGCTCGTCGGGGAGAGAGATTTCGTGACCGAAGCCGAAGAAAGCCTGCTACGGCACTTTGAGGCGTGGGAACTGCCGCAGAACGCGACCGCGTGGCTCTTGGACCTGTGGAACATCACGCAGTTCCTTGATGACATTGTGGATGGCGACCTCGTGCGCCCGCAAGCCGCCCATGATGCCGTCTGGAAAATACTCGTGACATTCCCCGGCAACCCATTTTTCGTCGCAAACGCCTCTGCCCTGCAGACGGCTCTGGCGACCGCCATCCTTAAGTGGGAGGCGTCCCATACCGCCGAGCGTACCAATATGGCCGATGAGCGGTCCTATATGTGGCGAGCGGCCTATTACGACATCGTGATGCTTGTAGTCCTATTGTGCCAAGGCTACGAGTCTGCTATGGCAAAAGCCCCGTCCGTGATGGCACTATACGGCGAGAAATTCTCGGACTACCGAGCGGAGTTTCCCAATGGCTAATCCAGCAATCGTTCCTGCGCTGATTAAGGGAGGGGCAGCTATTGCTGGTGGTGCGCTTGCATCTCGCGGCGCAAGCAAGGCGTCCCGCGCCCAGGCTCAGGCCGCTGAACAACAGCAAGCCCTTGAGCGCGAGATGTTTGAGCGCCAACAGGCGCTGCAAGAGCCTTTCCGGCAGATAGGGTTAGAAAACCTTAACCGCTTGGCAGGGCTTTACGGCGAGGGCGGTGCGTATGCCCGCGCTCCCGGCATGGAAGAAATTCAGATGGACCCCGGCTACGCCTTCCGGCTTGCTGAAGGGCAGAAGGCGCTTGAGCGCAAATTGGCAGCAGGAGGCCGAATGTTCTCTGGCGGCGCACTTAAAGCAGGCACGCAATACGGACAAGAATTAGCTTCGCAGGAATTTTCCAACGCTTATGAGCGGGCGATGGCCCAGCGTGCGCGAGTCTCTAATGCGCTGCTTGGCATTGGGCAGTTTGGCCCGTCTGCGGCATCGGCGATTGGTGGCGCTGCACAGCGTTACGCTCAAGGCGCAGGACAGGCTATTGGTGATGTTGGCGCGGCTCGCGCATCGGGTTACTTAGGGCAGGCAAACGCGCTGCGAGAAGCTTTGGGCGGCGTTGTTGGCGCGTATGGGGGATATCGAGGCAGCGGGCTGTCTCGGCAATCTCTTGACGAGGTGTTGCCTGAATACCAAGTGACTTCACGGAAGTACTAGGTGAGTTATGCCAATTATCGGAGCAACGGACATTCAGCCCATGAACGTGCTTGAACAGTATGCCAAGGGTCTTGAGGTTGGCGCGGCAGAACGCGCCCTTGAGCGGCAGGAAGTAGATCGCATCAAGGCTGCGGAGCAAAACCGCGCTTTGAACGAGATGTATGCGCGTGCGATGAAGCCAGGCGGCCAAGTCGATGTAAACGCCTTATATGGGATGCTTGCCAGTGGTGGCATGGGCGCGATGATTCCGGGTATGCAAGCGCAGCGGGCAGAGGTTGCTTCTAAGGAAGCGCAAGCTCGTAAAAACTTGTCAGACGTAGAAGCGGCTCAATTCAAAAATCAGAGGGATTTGCTTGTTCCCGTTACAGATCAAGCGGGATTTGACGTTTGGCGAAAAGGCGCGTTAAAAACATACGCTGGCATTCCCGGCATAGAAACTCTTATTCCTTCTCAATTTAGCCCTGAAGTAAAGGATCAACTGCTGCTGACAGCGGACCAAGTTGTTGGCCGTATGCCAATGAGCAAGGATAGATTTGAGCAAGAATTGAGTTTGAAGCACGCGGGGGCGCCATCAACAAAAATTCAAAACTGGGTTCCGGCGTCTGAAACCGCTCAAAAAGTATTTATTGAAGAATTTAAAGACACGTATAAGCAGCTTAAAACTGCGCCGACGGATATTGCAAATCTTCGCCGTGCTGCCGAACTGTCGAAGACAGAAGGCCGCAAATATATGGGCACAGGCGGCGAGGCATTTTTGTCTGCGGCCAAGTTCTTAAAGAACCGACTTGGCATTGACGTAAATGAGAAAGCAATTTCAAACGCTGAAGAAGCTCGCACTGTGTTGTTCCAGAACGTGCTGAACAACTTGCGTAAGTTGGACGCGCAGCCGTCGCAACAACAGCAACTCATCATGCAGCAAGCGTTGGGCAGTTTGGACACCGATCCCGACGCGCTTCCGCGTGTCGTACAGGTGTACGAAGACGTTATTCGCGGTCGCGTAGAGCAGCACAACCGCGAATTTGCGGAAATGAAAGCAAATCCAAACCTTGCAAACGCATTCCCATATAGTTTGGAAATTAAACTTCCTGAGCGAGCTGCTGCTCCGCCGCCAAGTGGTAACGCTGGTCAAATCGTAAACGTAAAAACGGCTGAAGAAGCCAGAAAGCTAACTCCTGGCACTCGTTTTAGAACTCCAGATGGCCGCGTAAAGGTGCGATGATGGCTGATCGCAAGCCGAAAGACCCGTTTGCGGAGTTTCAAGACGCGCCAAGCGATGATCCGTTTGCGGAATTTCAAGACGCGCCCGCAGAAGCAGCACCAGTCAGCGAGATTCCAAGACGCCGAGGCCCATCGCTTGCCAGCATAGGTGGCCGCGAAACCGGATTCCGTCAGCAAGTTGAAGCCACCGGCATGACGCCAGAACAACGGCAGGCAACGGTTGCGGGCATGATTCCAGTAGCGGCAAGCCTTGCCGCAGGTCCGGTAGTTGGCGGTGTAATTCAAGGAATTGATGCGCTCGCCGCTTCTGTGGCTGGGTTAAGAGGGGGCATTCCCGCCATTCGTGAGTTTGGTCGATCCGTTCAATCGGGTGGTCTTGCGCCAGGACTATCTAAAACGCAAACGTTGTTGGGCGCAGGCACGGCGGGTGGAGTTAGCACGGCAGTCGTAAATCCCGAAGACGCAAGCACGGGCGCGGTTATTGGCATGATGACCCCGACTGCTGCGCGGGTTGTACGCCCTTTTATGCGGCCCTCCGGCCCTGCAACAAAGGAAGTTACCAAAGCCGCCGATGCCGAATACACGGCAATGCGGAGCCTTAACGAACAGTTGTCCCCGCAGCAGTTTAAGGAACTACAAACTTCGCTTACCGATATGGCAAAGCAAAGTCAGTACCTTGCAGGCAAACACGCCAAAATTGCAAATGCGTTTGACATTTTCAAAAGCCAAGCAAAATACAACGAGCCAGTTTCTATCGACCGCGTTGATAAACTTCGCAAAGAACTTGCAAAAGCCGCCAACAGCGCGGATTTTGATGAGCGAGAAATAGCAAAAAAGTTGGTTGCACAACTTGATTCATTTGTTGCAAACGCTGCGCCAGAATCTGCCGCGCATCTTGCTGCGGGGCGCGAACTGGTCGTAAACAAAAGCCGGTCCAAAATTATCGACAACATTTTGGATAAAGCGAAACGGTCTAAAAACGAGCCGACCGAAACAATACGAAATGAATTTGTTAAGTTAGCGAGAGGCGAAGGAAAATACGCCGCTAAAAAGCGTCAATTTTCTGCCGAACAACAAGACATCATTCAAGACATTGCGGACGGTCGCGCTAGCATCAATGCGCTTGAAACAATTGGGCAAATGTTTGCGCCGCCACGCGTAATAAGGCCAAGCCAAGATGAAGTGCTAAGAGGCTTGCAGCGCATGGGACTTGTCGGCGGAAGCGCGACGGGGCTGGGCTTGACGCAGGCGGTAAGTTACCCATTAGCCGTAGGACTTGGAGTTACAACTGCTGGAATTGGCGCCGGTTCTCGTGCTGCGGCAAACCGGCTCGCCATGATGGAAGCCGACCGCTTGCGAGCGCTTGCGGCGTCAGGTGGCGTTCTGCGACCACGTGGCCGACCCGACCTGTTTCCGCAGTTTGTGCCTGCGGCAGTAGGCAACGCATTTGCCCCAGAACAAGTCAATTTTCTCGCCGAGCAACAGCGACTAGCCGAACAAGGCTTTTAGGAGAAGTCCGTGACCGAGATGCAGGTGTTATTCAACGTCATCGTCGGCGTAGCCGGTCTGTTTGGCGGTTGGATACTGAATAACATTTCCCGCTCCATCGAGCGATTGGATGCGGACGTTCGTGAGATGCCAAAGGTGTACGTCACTAAGGCGGATTACAAGGACGACATCAATCACATCAAGATTACGCTTGACCGCATCTTCGATCTCATCGGCGAACTAAACAACAGCAAGGCTGACAAATGAGCGGCAAGCCTGGCTTCAGCATGGAGAAGGTCGTGGATATGCTCTTCCCCGTGCTGCTCGCGGCGGTAGGCTGGCTGCTCTCCGAAATCACCTCATTCCAGAACCGGCTGATTGCCATAGAGTCGAAGATACCCATTCTCATCACTGAGGACGGCGTACCGACTGACAGCCCGTTGAGCGCAGCAAAGCGTCAGGAACTAAAGGATGATCTGATGGAAGACATCCATGACCTGCAGGTGCGCGTCAAACTGATGGAAGAGCGCGGCAAATGATCCCTGCTGCCCTCATGCCGATTATTCAGCCGCTGTTGGCAAACGGGTTAAACCTAGTCGCCAACGCCGTGATGGCGAAGGGCAAGAAGGTCGTCGAGGACAAGTTGGGCGTGGAACTCAAGCCCGATATGTCCGCAGAGGATTTGGCTCGCGTTCAGATCGCGCAGATGGAGCATGAGGAAGAACTCATGCGGCTGCGACTGGAAGAGGACAAGCTAGACCTCGCCGAACTAGAAGTGCGCCTTAAGGACGTAGGCAGCGCCAGAGACCGCGAGGTGTCTATCGCCACGAGCAAGGACGCTCCGCTTCTCAACAAGATCGTAACGCCTGTGCTGGCGCTTGGTGTCGTCGGGCTGACGTTTATTCTGTTTGCCATCGTCATGTTTGACGAAACGCCGGTTGATGCCAGCCGCAAGGACATTCTGATTTACGTCTTGGGCGTGCTATCCGCTATCGCCACGCAAATTGTGTCGTACTACTTTGGCAGCAGCCAAGGCAGCAAGGACAAGGCCGACCAACTCAAAGAGGCGATGAAATGAGCGCCGTTGCCGAACAGGCTGCGTTCCTGCTCGATGTCTGCAAACTCATTGAGAAAGCAACAGAGTTGGGTTTTGTGGTGACGGGCGGTGAACTGTTCCGCACGGCAGAACAGCAGGCAATCTACGTCAAAACAGGCCGCTCTAAGACGATGAACAGCATTCACCTCAAACGCTGTGCCATCGACCTCAATTTCTTTAAGAACGGCAAATTGACCTACGACATCCCGACGCTCAAGCCTGTCGGCGACTACTGGGAAAGCCTGTCCCCAAAGAACCAGTGGGGCGGTAATTGGAAGTCGTTCAAAGACGTTCCGCACTTTCAGCGCGGTGCGTAACAAAAAATTCTTGCAAAAGTCAATCCTTACGGGCTAATCTTTAGAGCGAGTCTAAAAGACTTGCGATAGGGGGTTTGGATGCGCTCTGACGGCATACCCAAACAGTTTCATCTGTTGGGGCATACCATCAAGGTCAGGGTCGTCAGTCCGTCTCGATGGAGACATGGCAAGAATACGATTGGTATGTGGATACCCGACGCATACCGTATCGACATTGTATCTACAGCCAAAGGTTCGCACCGC